GCGATATTAACGGGGGCACAATCGTACAGCGTTGCGGGCAGGAGCCTTACGCGTGCTAATCTCGACGACATAGAAACTCAAATAGCTAGAATTGAGGCAAGAATAGCTAGGTGTACGAGTACAGCGGGCAGTCTTGTTAAATCGCCGCTGTTGGGGGGCTAATGACTATGTACGACACAATCACATCGATAATTACAAAGACGATAGCACTTATAAGCCCCTCGACCGCCCGCGACTATGTCAAAAATCATCAAATATTGCGTGCATATGAGGCAGCAAAAACAAACGGCATTAACAGAAAATTCAGTGCACGTCAAACATCAGGTGCACAAGAGATTCAGGAGAGTTGGCAGACCGTCACGGACAGAGTCAGACAGCTTGTTAGAGACAATTCGCACGTTGCGGGTATGGTACGCCGTTTTACCGCCGGGCTTATCGGCGAGGGCAGTTGGCCACGTCCAAAAATATTAAAAAACAAAAATTCAGGCAATTTTGACTTTAACGTTAAACTCAATAGCGAAATCCTAAAGCGTTGGGAGCCGTGGGCGTTATCAGCTTGTGCCAATGGCGACAGCGTGTACCAGCTGCAGCGGTTATGTGCGTCAACTTTCTTCATCGATGGCGGAATTTTGGTACGCAGAATTGTCAAAAAAGGCAAGCTCTTACTTGAGCCGATTGAGATTGATAGGCTCGATACAAACAAGGATTCTGACACGACGAACGTTAGGATTGTTGGCGGGAAAGAGCTTGACGAGTACAACAAGCCGGTAGCTTACTGGATTAAAAGCCGTTTCCCGTCCGAAAAAGACGTACAAAGCGTCAGAGTACCGGCATCAGAAATAATAGACTTGTACGACCGCGACAGGGCCTCAAGTGTAGGCGGCATCAGCAGACTTGTTTCTTGTGTACTTAACTTTCATAATATTGGTAAATTTCGTTCTGATACAATGAGCTTGGCAAGAACAGCTTTAGGTTTTGGTATCTTTGTTGAAACGGAATTCCCCGATGACTTTTTCGGTACGACGCCGGAGGGCACGGACGAGCAGGGTCGAGAATACGACTACGTCACACCCGGCGGTGTACATTATATGCGCCCCGGCGAAAAAATAACATCAGTTAAACCCGAGTCACCGACGGCACAGTACGAGCCGTTCTTGAGAGCAGAGCTTAGAAGTGCTAGTGTTGGCGCTGGGATGAGCTACGAAGCAGTATCGAACGACGGTTCGCAGACCAATTTCAGCGGTACAAGACAAATGTTACTTTTTGAGCGGGCGATGATGCGGTACACTTTTGCGATTTTCGAGGAAAAATTGTACTCTCAAATTTATCGATGGTTTATTGAATTTGAACAAAGTTTTGGGAAACCCCCGCTTGTAATGCCGGGGTACGATGAGAACCCGCACCACTTTTTAAGATGCAGCTGGAGCCGTCCGAAAACCGAGTGGGTGGATCCATTAAAAGACGCAAAAGCAGCTAAAGAAGAAATTGAAATGGGCGTCAATACGCTCACAGAGTTTTGCGAAACGCAGGGCAGAGATATCGAAGAAGTCGTACAGACTCGAAAGTACGAGAATGAACTATTTGCGGCGGCGGGATTGAAACCTGAATTAACTAAAAACGGAGAATAATAAAATGGCAGATCCTAAGAATTTTGTTACACGTGCACAGATTTTGTACACACCTCAAAGCTTTAGAGAGGCTGACGATAGTGTAGAGTTCACGCTATCAACAGAACGACCGGCTTTGATATTTGACTTCGCCCGCTGGTGCTTAGTCAATGAAATTATTATATCGGACGGCGTCATTATACCCGACAATAAACAGATTCCGCTTATCGACAGTCACGACAGGGGCACGGTTAAAAACATTTTAGGCTCTGTACGCGACTTTAAAATTGAAGATGATAAAGTTGTTGGTCGTCTGTACTTCTCTAAGTCGAAAGACGCACAAGAAGCACTTTTAAAAGTCCGCGAAGGGCATTTAGACAGCGGTTCAGTTGGGTACAGACAAGAAGAAACCGTGTACATCCCGGAGGGCGAAAGCTTTGTTAAAAACGGCAAAGAGTACAACGGCGAATTATATTTAACCACAAAATGGGCATTACAAGAGTTCTCGCTAGTTGCCATAGGCGCCGATTCCGGTGCAAAAGCAAGAAATGAAAACGTACAAGTTAGTGAACGCGCGGCGCGTGATGCCGCAGAAAAAATAACGGAGGAAAAATCAATGCCAGCAGAAATCAACGAACGCGCCGAAGGTACGGTAACAACCGCAAATCCGGCAAAAGACGGTATCAAAGAGGTCACTATTAGAAGCGCAAAAATATCAGAGCTTTGCACAAAGCACGGTTGTGCCGACAAAGCAGCTGAATTTATTCGCTCCGGCGCTAGTGTAGAACAGGTACAAGACGCTATTCTTGATGCAATTCAAGCTAGAACTGTACCCTTGTCAACTGCTTCACGTGTCGAAGTCGGTACAGAAGACATCGAGAAAAAAAGAGCTGCAGCAGTCGACGGAATATTGATTAGAAGCGGTATCAAGCTTGCGAATCCCGCGCCCGGTGCTAAAGACTATTCAACTTTGAGCTTTGAAAATATCGCTAGAAACTGCTTGCGTGCTTCAAATATCGACACGTCTTACATGGGTCGCGAAGAAATTATGAAACGTGCCCTTTCTACATCAGACTTCCCCAACATCTTAGCGAATGTTGCCAACAAATCGGTAATGCAGGGGTACCAAGCCGGACAGCAAACTTACAGAATTTGGGCAAAAACTGGAATGTTGCCCGACTTCAAAACAGCGTCACGAGTAGCTTTGGGCGACGCTCCCAAAATGCTGCTTAACGAATCGGGCGAAGAGGTACAACAGGGTGTTATCGGCGACAGAGGCGAATCAATAACGCTTAAAACTTATGCACGTAAACTTGTTATCACACGACAAGCACTTATCAACGACGATGCAGGACTTTTTAATAGAATGTTTTTTGCGTTCGGGCAACGAGCTGCTAATCAGATTGAGGCCGCCGCTTACGGTGTACTTCTCGACAACGAAGCCCTTGCTGATGGCGTAGCACTCTTCCATTCCGACCACAACAACTTGGAAGGGACTTCAAAAGGCATTGTAGACAGTACAAAACTTTCTATCGCTATGGCCGCCATTGGCAACCAAAAGAGCGACGGCGGGATGGCTCTTAGTTTGATGGGTCGGTACATTCTCGGTGGTTTTGAAAATCTTGTGGCCGCGTCTATACTTTGCAATTCAACAACTGATGCCACTGCTTCAAGTAACGCAGACTTTAACCCGTACAGAAATATGGGCTTGGTTCCCGTTATCAGCGGGCATATCCCGGGCAGAAAATGGTTCTTGGTTGCGGATAACACTGACACAGTAGAAGTGGCTTTCTTGAACGGTAAAGACACACCGACAATCGAAGCTATCGACAACGACGGCAGCATCTTGGGACGTACATATTTAGCGTACATTGACTATGCTGCAAAAGCTCTTGATTATCGCGGAATGTTCTATAATCCGGGTGTGTGATTAACTTTTCGGGCGTTCTAACCGAGCGCCCATACTTAATTTGAAAGGTACAATAAAAATGCATAACAAAATTTCCGAAGGAAAAACAATTAAAATAGTTGCTCAAGCCGACATCAGCGCCGGGGAGTACGTTACTCTCGGCTCAAATTTCGGCGGTATCGCTCTTGACGACGCCAAAACCGGTGCAGTTTGTGTACTTGATGTTTCCGGAGTGTACGAAATACCGAAAGCAACGGCAGCGGTGACTACGGTGTATGAACTTGGCAAACCCGTATCCATAACCTCGGGCAAGGCTTCGCTTGTTGCCATCAACTCTGGAACAACAACAGCTCAAATAGCTTCTATTGCAGGGAATGTGGTCGAAGCGGCCAACAGTGTGGTAACAACTGTTAAAATTAAATTGAGATGACAAAACATAGCTTGCTCGACTTCTATGATCCCGTTTTTTACGGGGGATATAGCTTGTGGGCGGGTGAACCTTATCGTACCGCCTCGGAAGTATCGGACAGTATCGAGCAGGCTTGGCTAAAATCACAAATAAAAACACGGGAGTTTTTCGATGAGCTTAAAAACACAAATGAATATTGATTTAACTTCCGTGTTTTTTAATTCTGATGAGTTCGCCGAAACTTGCAATTACACCGACTTTGCAACGAAAAATAAAATAACCGGGCTTAAATGCATTGTACAAAACAAAGCGGAGGTTGGTACAGAGTACGGACGTGCAGATTACAGCACCGTAGTTGTACGCTTTGAAGATATAGCTCTTCCACAGCGAAACGACAAAATCGAAACCGACACGGCTGTGTACACAGTGCTTAACCGCGTTAGTCTTGAGTTCGGAGCTTGGACGCTTCAAGTTGAATCCGAAGAAAAGAGTAAGCCATGACACTTTCGCACGACATAGAAATCACTGGATCCGACGAATTTGCCGTTGCGCTTGCTATGCAGCTTGTGAACAGAGGGCACAAAAAGCCCGCGCAGGATGTTTTCGCTCGTGCGTTGCGTCGCTCTCTTGCTAAGACCGGTTCTGAGACGACGAAAAAAATCAAGCAATTTTTTAGAGACGGCAAAAACAATTTCGCGCCGCAAAGTAAACATCCGTTGACAGGATTTGTTGTGCAGCATATGGCGGCAAAAAATCGCCCCGCAATGTTTACCGGCAAAAAAACAGACCTTGAATTTGCTAGTAAACGACGTACGGTACCGGGTGGGAGATTGGGGCGGATGATGGAATATCTGCTTGACGAGAAAGACGGGCAGTGGCTCAAGATAGGTTTTATACCCGAAAAACGCGGATTCGGTTGGGATAAAAAGTTCGCAAATTGGCAAGAGGCCGGAAGATTAGATTTTAGCGGCTACAACAACGGCAACAACTTCTTTGCTATGATGCGGTACACCAGAGCAATCGGGGTACCACTGACAAAATGGCCGGTGCGACCTGCAAGGCCGGTTATCAGTAAAATAGAGGATATGTACAATCCGTCGGCGATGTTTGAACAATTCTTTTTAGAACGGCTTGGGGGCTGAAAATGGCTTATACAAC